AATGTAGAAATAAATAATGAAAAAAATGCCAGTGAGCAAACAAAATGATTAATTTTGCGACTTAATATAACACTTTAAAACATGGTATTATTCTCGGAAGATCACATACAAGAGACTAAACGTAGAGGAAGAATTGAAGTTATATGCGGCTCTATGTTCTCCGGTAAAACCGAAGAACTGATACGTCGTTTGAAACGTGCTAAATTTGCCAAGCAACGTGTGGAAATATATAAACCTGCGATAGATACACGCTATTCGGAAGCAGATGTTGTATCGCATGACAGCCACACCATTTCTTCTACTCCAATAGACTCATCGGCAAGTATTCTGCTATTCACTTCTGAAATAGACGTGGTAGGCATCGATGAAGCACAGTTCTTTGACGAAGGCCTGATTAATGTATGTAACCAACTTGCCAACAATGGCATACGCGTAATTGTAGCTGGTTTGGATATGGACTTTCGCGGAAATCCTTTTGGCCCCATGCCAGGATTGTGTGCTATTGCCGACGAAGTCTCCAAAGTACATGCTATCTGCGTAAAATGCGGTCAACTTGCATCATTTTCCCACCGTACCGTAAAAAATGACAAACAAGTACTGCTGGGTGAAACCGCAGAATATGAACCTTTATGCCGGGAGTGTTATTTACAGGCTATAAAGGAAGATCAACAAACAACAAACCAACAGTAATAAAAAAACAGGATTATGGAACGTAAAAAGATCACTTTCGACAGTTTCATCCGCGGTGTCATTTTAGGAGTTATTATAATTGGTCTATTAATGCTTCTGAAGCGTCTAAGTAGCGTTCTATTACCTTTTTTTATTGCTTGGCTAATAGCCTATTTGGTATACCCGTTAGTCACACTATTCCAATACAAGCTAAAATTCAAAAACAGGATTGTCTCCATATTCTGCGCATTGTTCACTATTCTGATTATAGGTGCCGGGGCTTTCTATCTGTTAGTACCGCCTATGATACAAGAATTCGGCAGAGTACAAGCCTTATTAATCCAATACTTTTCTCATGGAACATACAATAGCAATGTACCCACCTCGCTTTCCGAATTCTTGCGAGATAATATTGACGCAAAATTCATCACTGAACTATTCAATAAAGAAAACCTGCTGGATGCGCTAAAAGAAGCAGTTCCCCGGTTATGGTCTTTATTATCAGATTCTATTGATCTACTATTCAGTGTATTTACCATATTTCTCATCTTACTATATGTCATTTTCATCTTATTGGATTATGAAAGTATTGCCGAAGGCTGGACACACCTCGTGCCCATAAAATACCGTCCTTTCACAATAAGCATACTAAACGACATAAAAACGGGCATGAACAGGTACTTCCGCGGACAGGCTTTTGTTGCATTATGTGTCGGAATCTTATTTAGTATAGGTTTCCTCATTATAGACTTCCCTTTAGCGATAGGTCTCGGTCTGTTTATCGGAGCATTGAACATGGTTCCCTATCTTCAGGTCATTGGATTTGTTCCTACTATCGTACTGGCAATCCTAAAAGCATCTGATACCGGTGGAAACTTTTGGATAATCATAGCCTCAGCTATAGCAGTATTCATTATTGTACAAGCCATTCAGGACGGATTTATCGTACCGCGCGTCATGGGAAAAATCACAGGATTAAATCCAGCCATCATTCTCTTGTCTCTTTCCATATGGGGATCATTAATGGGAATGTTAGGAATGATTATCGCACTCCCACTCACAACACTAATGCTTTCCTATTATCAGCGTTTCATCATTAACAAAGAAAATATTCACAAAGCAGAACCAGCTGATAATCAGACAATAGAGAAAAAACAGATAGAATAATGCAAACTTTTTTCACCGTATCCCTTGCATATTCAAT